TGGTGCGCAGGGCAATCAAGGAAATCAAGGTGCTAGTGTAACTGGTGCGCAGGGCAATCAAGGCAATCAAGGCAATCAAGGCAATCAAGGAGCTAGTGTAACTGGTGCGCAGGGCAATCAAGGCAATCAAGGAACTCCTGGCGGGAACTTAACATCATATTTTGGAGGATATGCCAATACTCTACCATCCGCTTATGTATTACAATTAGTTATGGGAGCGTCTGTCTAAGATAAATACAATTAAGAAAATTATATAAAGCAAGGAGAAATAAATCACTATGATTTCTGCCAGATTCCAATTTAGGTACGACACAGCAGCCAACTGGACTGCCAATAATCCTTTATTGCTTGCAGGAGAATTGGGACTAGAAAGTGATACAAACAATTTTAAACTTGGAAATGGTATTTCTTTGTGGGCTTCCCTTCCTTATGTGGCTGCTGGTCCACAAGGGACACAAGGACCAATTGGAACAATAGGTGCTACTGGAAATAATGTAGCGATAAATTTTGGGTCAGCCCCAGGAAGTAATTATACAACAAAAAATATTACAGGACAAGCAAATATACTAGCAACTTCAAATCTTTTAGTATGGCTGGATTCCACCAATCCTCCAGCGAGTGGCCATTCTCAAGATGAATATACTTTATCTGATATGTCCCTAATTGGTGGAAATATAACTCCTGGCATAGGTTTTACTATAACTGCTTCAACTGATACATATGTAACTGGAAATTTTTATGCTAATTGGTGGTGGTATTAATTATGGCATTTAATCTTATTGGCTCTACAACACAAAATCGAGCAGAAAATGACTCTTTGAATCGTAAGTTTAATATAACCCCAAAAACTCAAGATTCATCGAGCGTACCGACTAATATAGCTGGAGGAGAAAGGTTAGTAGTGGAGACTGATGCTGGTTTAGTATCTGGCTCTGCAACCACTAAAGCTTTAAATTCTTTAGAATTTCGCAAATTACAGTCTGGTGCAGATACATTATTATTTAATGAAGTATTTAATGGTGCTGCTGTAAATACTGCAATTTGGAATTCTGTATTATCAACAATGACTCAAACTGAAGCTGGCGGCAAGATGACCTTAAATGCTGGATTATCTGTTGCTACAAGCACTTATGCTGTTGTAAAAAGCTATAGAACTTTCCCTATATATTCTGGTTTTACAACTTCTTTTGAGATGGTTGCATCATATCAAGCATCAGGAAACATAAACAATACAGTAGTTGAACTTGGTCTTGGATATGTTGCAACGAACGTAGCAACACCAACTGACGGATTATTTTTTAGATGGTCTGGTGGTAATTTCTTCTGTGTCCAAAATAGTGGAGGATCAGAAACTTTTTCAAATAATTTAACTCCCCCAACTGCAAATTCTGTTCATCTATATCGTATTGTTTCAGGAATTGACCAAGTTGAATTTTGGATTGATAATATTTTGCAAGCTATTATTTCTCCTCCTGGTACACAAGGACTTCCCATAATAACACAAAATTTACCAATATCATTTCGAGTATATAATAGTACTTCTATTTCACCAACATCAGCCGTTCAATTATCAGTTATTTCCACTAGTGTTTATGTATCTGATTTTTATGAAGAACGAGTTTATGAAATGTCTCTTGTTGGTCTTGGGGGAAGTTCAGCACAAGGTCAATCTGGATCAGGAGCATTTGGATCAACAGCAAATCACACTATTAGTACTGCTGCAACTGCGGTAGCTTTGGCCAATACAACTGCTGAATATGTAAAATTAGGTGGTAGATTTTTATTTGCATCGATTGCTGGAGCAGTCACAGATTATATTGTATTTGGTTTGCAAGCAGGAGCAACTGCTGCTGCAAACGTTCCTGGAAAAACATTATATATTCGAGGAATACACATTTCAACAATGGTTGGAAACCAAGCGTCTGCTGTAGCTGTTAGTGCAACAACCCCATCAACTCTTCAATGGTTTATTGGTGTTGGAAGTTCATCAGCAACTTTGGCGCAAGCAGAAGGAACTGCGACAAAGGCTCCAAGAATTCTTGATTTGGGAATGCAATATTTCCCTACAAGTTCCCCCATCGGATTTGCTCCACCTGATCTAGATATTCAATTTTATTATCCATTAATGTGCGAAGCTTTATGTTTTGTTCATGTCGGTGTATGCATACCAGTTGGAGCAACTACAGCAAACCAAGATTTTCAAGGAACAGTAATTATTGATGGAGTTTATGAATAAAAATCATAAATAATATTGTGGGAGACTATTATGGCACTAGCATTACAAGGATTTTCATCAGGAAACGGCGCAGAAGTTGATACTTTAAATCGTCAGCTAACTGTTACACCAAAAACACAGGATGCAAGCAGCGTTCCTACTAACATTGGTGGAGGAGAGAGACTTGTCGCTGAAGCTGATGCTGGTCTTATTACTGGAACTCCACTTAATCGCGCTTTAAATGCTCACGAATTCCGCCGACTTCAAGTAGGAATGGATAACTTATTATTTAACGAAGTATTCAATGGTTCTGCAACTAATACTGCTTTATGGAATACTGCCTTAACTACTTTTACCCAATCACAGGCTAATGGAAAACAGACTTTAAATTCTGGATCATCTACAGCTACAAGCGCAACTGCTGTATTAAAAACTTGGAGAACATTTCCAATTTATTCTGGTTTTTGCACAATATTTGAAACTGTGGCTGCATATCAAGCAGCATCCAACATTGTTCCGAACTCTACTGTAGAAATTGGTTTAGGTTATGCTGCAACAACAGCCGCTCCAACTGATGGTGTGTTCTTTCGTTGGAATGCAGCAGGAAATTTTGTTTGTGTTGTAAACTTCAACGGAACTGAAACATACAACACTGTCTCTCTTACTCCTCCAATAGCTAATACTACATATAAATTCAGAATTATTATAGGTCGTGCATTTGTTGAATTTTGGATTAACAACATTCTTCAAGCTATTGTCGCAACACCTTCTGGAGCAGGTTTGCCAGTTATCACACAAGATTTGCCAATATCATTTCGAGTATATAATAGTACTTCTATTGCTCCAGCATTAGCTGTCCAATTGGGTATCTTCTCATGCTCATGTTGGCAACCTGACTTAAATACCAACCGTGCATATGAAATGACACTTGCTGGTCTTGGCGCAAGTTCAATTCAAGGCCAATCTGGAACTGGTGCTTTTGGTTCTACTGCAAACCACACTAACAGCACTGGAGCAGTAAACACAGCATTAAACATAGCTACACCAAACTATACCAAGTTAGGTGGAAGATTTAACTTTACTGCGGTTGGTGCTGCTGTAACTGACTTTCCATTATTTGCTTTTCAAGTGCCAGTTGCTTCAGCAAACGTTCCTGGAAAAACATTATATATTCGAGGAATACACATTTCAACAATGAACTTTGGTGCGGTTGTAGCAACTACTCCAACAGTACTGCAATGGGCTATTGGAGTAGGAAGTTCAACAAACGTTTTAACTGGCGCTGAAGGTGCTGCTGCAAAAGCTCCTCGCGTTGTTGATCTTGGACAACAATATTTTCCAGTGGGTGCTGTAATTGGACAAACTACAACTGATTTGGATATTCAATTTCCTTATCCATTGATGTGTGAAGCTGGAAACTATGTTCACATTATTCTTTGTGTTCCAGTAGGAACAGCGACTGGTTCAGAACAATTTCAAGGAACAGTAATGATTAATGGATTATTTGAATAATTTAAATTCAATAAAAATGGCCAGATTTTATCTGGCCATTTTTTATTTGTTTTTGTATTTAAATATCTAATGCTCCACAAGGACGATACCCATCTTTACAACAAATTAAATGCGCTCTAGTCCAAATTACTCCGTCTGGATTTCTATCTGTGTCATATAATCTAGGTGCTTGAAATCTAACTGGATTATCAATATATTTTGCCATATTAGCTTCAGTATAATATTTAAAAGAATTAATATTCCAGAAAGATTTATGCGTAGGATCTTGGAAAGCTCCTCTTCCGTCTGTGCTGGGAACCTGTATAAATGCCCAACCTCCTGGCGCTAATACTCTTTGAAGTTCTTTCATAGTATGAATTGGATCAAGCAAATGCTCAAAAACATCAAATGATCTAATTACTCCAACAGAACTATCTGCATATGGCCATCTTCCATTTAAATCACACATAATATCTGCGTCTTTTAAATCTACAGTTTCATAACCAAATTTAGCAGCCATTCTTCCGCCAACTTCTATTTTTTTAAGACCAGAATTTTCAGCCCAAGTTTCTGCCAAACTTTCTATATATTGATCATAAATTCTATAAACGTTGTTTTGAATTTCTGCATTATATTTTATCCAAGTGTTGTTTCCATGTACTCGATAGATATATAACCCTTTGTCTATATGCTTAAATTTTGTAACTCTATACAACTTACACATTAAATCCAAATCATCTAAAATTCTCATTTCCATATTATATCCGCCTACACTATCATAAGCTGAACGTCGAAATGCTCTTAAATGGTTTGGAGCAAACCAAATTCTAGATATAGACTCAGGAGTAGGTTCAAATGAAATATGCTCATCTAAAATATGTCCTTGAAATTCTACTTCTCTATATTTCCATCCATAATAAGTGCTAAATCTATCAATTTTTTGATAATCTCCAGTGCAATGAATAGTATTTGAATATGCAAATCCAACTTCAGGATCTTCAAATGCTTTTTTTACTTCTTCAATAGCTGTTGGCATAAGTAAATCATCATGATCGAGTTCTAAAAGAATATCTCCTGTAGCTTTTTCACATGCCATTGCTTTTAGAGGACCAACCCATTCTGGAACATTGTAAACTACATATCCTTTTACTCTGTCATCATTAAAAGTTAATGGTTTCCCGTCATGATTATAAATGATAATCCATTCCCAATCTGGGTCTGTTTGTGCTTGCAAACTTTTATAAATTTCTGGTAAAAATTCAGAATTATGTGTTGGTGTAAAAATAGAAACTTTATTATTCACTTTATACTCCATTGTATATTTTGATTCCATTAATTCCCTTATCTGCCAATCTCTATCATATCCATGAACTATGGCAAATGGTTTAGTGTTTGTCGATTTTACGCATTCGCAGCCAATCATTGGTCCTGCTTCAGCAGAAATTATCTCCAATGAATAACGATTAAAAGCAATCATATCATTTTTTGGATCACTGATTGTTCCAGGATATAAAATACCAGTTTCCATATTAAGCACTGGGGGTTTATCTCTTAAATAGAATCTTAATTTTTCTCTGGCGCTCCATGACCAAACTGGATGTAAACATGCTGCAAAACTTTTAGACCATCTAGGAATATACAAATGATCTGAAAATGGGTGCTGTCTAAAAACATAATTTATTGCTGGTTGGCACGGAGGATGAGGTCCAGAATATTCTTTTGTAATTAAATAAGTCTGATGAAACAATTCTGCAATTAATTTTGCCTCTCCAGCAAAAGTTCCACCATTAATTACTTCTTCATTTTTTATTTCTTCGTAACGATCTTTTCCAAGCACGTCTCTGGCCCATAACTGATTAGTTTCTTCTTGCTCAATAGTTACACATTCTGTGGACCCAACTAATTTATAATTTCCAATATTTTCTTCCATCCAAATACTTGGATCAGATTGCAGAACTACATCTTTGATATCCAACCAGAAAATGTAACGAAATTCTTTATAATGATTTCCAAGATACTCTTGGGCTACTCTTATTCTAGCATGAAAGAATGATTCATTATGAGATTTTGACTTTACATCAATTAATTCAAAACCATATTCTTGTAATAATTTTCGTGCAATGGGATGGATGTTCCACACGATCATCACTTTTCTACCTTTAAACCCACTCTTTTTTATAGACACTAAATATGCTTCAATACCTTCATACTTCAAAACATATTTTGTCCCTGACAATACTCCCAATATGCAATCTTGTGTTGAATTCATTATTTTTCATCCAATGTAAAGTAATCTGGATTATTTGTAATATAATCTTTAAGACATTCTTTCCAGTGTCTCATTACATATAATCCTGAATTTTTAATTTTATTTGTTATTAATTTTTCACTCGCTGGTCTGGGAGCAAAAAATGTCTCAGAAAAAAAATCAGATGCAACTATGTTTACTTTAATGGTATTTTCTAAATTAAGTAATTTTATTAATTCAATAGCAACATCGTATCTACTTGCATTTCCTTGGCAAACAGCATTCCATATTCCATATGATTTTGTTTGGAGCATTTTTTCAATTTGTTTTGTAAAATCTATGGTATATGTTGGGCTTCCTAATTTATCTTGCACTACATTTAATTCTGTAACTCCAGATTTTAATTGCTTCATAATTTTATAAATAAATTTTTTGTCTGCATTACATCCTCCCATTTGCCAACCGCAACGTAATATAATATGCTTTGGAGCAGTTTCAGCAAAAAGTTCACCTTGATATTTAGACTTTGCATACCAACTAAGAGGGTTGGGAATATCTTCTTCTGAATACTCTTCTTGTGAACCATCAAATATTCCAGCAGTACTTATGTAAACATATGGAACATTTTGAAGTCTTGCTAAAGCTGCACAATTAGCAGAGCCAATAGCATTTACTTCCATAGATTCTCTAGCATTAAGTTCGCATTCTTCTAAGTCAGTCATTGCAGCAAGATTAATAATCACATTAGGCTTAAATATAGTTACATCTCGGAGCATTCCTTCATAATCTTTGACATCTCTATAATAAAGCCATTTATCAATTAAATTAATATCTGTTGCAAAAACATAATTCTGTTTGTTTGTAAAATATTTATATAAAGCATTCCCAAGCATTCCAGCACAGCCCAACACATATATCTTCATTTTTTCCTTATATAACGAAAGAGAGATAATAGTCTCTTTCGTTATATTTATATCGTTCAAATAAATCTCTCATCGAGCCAACTTAAAAAGTAGAATTTTATTTTCTAAATCATCCAATTTATTAATTAATACTTCCTGATAATCATATTGTTCTTTTGCGCTTAAATAGTGATAATATCCGTTGTCCTAATTATAAATGCTTCTTTTCAAGTCAGACAATATATCTAAAATTTCTTGAAATTCTACATCTTTAATAAGAAAATTATATGCATTACTTATTTTTCTAATTTGTGTATATAAAAATTTATATCTTTGAGAAATAGTCATGATGATAATCTCCATTCTAACAAATAATTTTCTATTTCAGTCATTAAGTTAACTATCTGTTTATATTTAATTTTTCGGGTGTGAGAGTGCATATCGTTAACTGTTTTTATAAAGAAATAATAATAATTATATAATTTATATTCATTATTAAGAAATGCATCTTCTTCTAGAGAAATAATGTAAGGATAAGTATAATCACATTTTATATAATATTCGTGAATATAACCCATCAATAATTTATATCGTTTTTCTAATTCTTGATATGAATTTTTCATTCTATAAACTTTGCTATCATAATTAGAGTAAAAAGATTATCTATCTTTTCATTAATTTCATTTGATGCAAATATTCTTCCAATTTGCACAGCATTATCAACATCTATAGTAATTTCATTTAATTTTAAATTAATTTCGTTATTTAGGTGCAGCCAATATCCAATAATTGGACATATTAAATTAATAATGACTTTATATTTTTTTGGCCATTCGCTCAACTCGTATATATGTAATTCATTTTTTGTCATATCGATAATTTATCAATCAACAGAATATTATATAATTTATTAATACGTTTATTTAGTTTGTTAGTATGACGACGATGGACCGCTGCTTTTCCTTTTAAAAAAATTCCAGTTGTTTGGTTCCGACGACAACGATCCAATCGTTGCCACTGATTAATGTCAGTTTCTATATTAAAGAGAATTCCTCTAATTAATATGTATCTGTGAAGTTTGTATGCTGGCATACCAGCATACAAATCTGTTGTAACTAATGACGAAAAATTTTCACATTGTCTTTTCAGCCATTCTCTGCTTTTCATATATGGCAATTCAATCATATTTCTCCAATGCAAAAATGGCCAGAAATTATCTGGCTATTTTAATTTAATCATCCCAGAAGATGGCACGGTTTCCCAGTCTTCCCACTAGGGTATTCTTCAAGCAACAGTCGAATCAGTTCTTTGTTTTTTATTACTGTGTGCCTCTTCTCTCAAACAAGTCACGAATAACACAACGAATGCGATAGCAATCAACATAGTTATCCTTTCATTTCAAATTTTGCTTTGAGACGTTCGTACTCTTTCGCGTCGTTCTCTTCCTTCTCCTGCGCCTTACGAACCTTGTCAGCGGCCTTCTGAGCCTCCTCAGCGGCCTCAGCTTTTGCCTTAGCATCTGCTTCTTCACTCCCAAGCATCGCTTCAGCCTCCTGCATCATCGATTGGGCGGTCTCCTTATCTGAATAATCCCACGTTTCAGTTTCATCAAGCCATGTGCCTGAATCGACTTCCTTGCCATTGATGAGGATGGTTATTTCGTATCCTGATTCATTGAACTCCATTTTCTTATTAGCCTTCAACTTTTCAATGATGAATTTGACAGCCTCTTCTCGACTTTCAGTGCAGCGATATTCAAAGTCAGCAGAGTATCTGGCCCTGACACACCCCATGCAGTAGTCGTCAGAGTCTGGTTTGTATGCAAGAATTGTGTAGTTCATTGTGCAGCTCCTTCAAACTGAGTTTTCAGACGTTCATACATCAAGCGGTCATGCTCTGCTTGTTCAATCTTCTGTGCAGCGAGATACGCCTGACGGGCTTCCCTGTGTTTCTTCGCTTTGGCTGCGTAAAAGACACGCCGCTCTTCAATGAATAAATCAAGGTTGTCGATACAGTCGAAAGGGACGACGATACTGACATAGTAGTTCTCCCCACCACCAACGTACTTATACCCATTGAGGCAGATTCCATTGGTTGTAACCTCGTCCTCGTGAAACTTGTACCCTTGAGCCGGGTTGAGCCGATCCTCAGTGTCTTCATCTGGAAACCTCCAGTCAAAATCCGGTCTCCAGTTTTCGTCATGGATAACACGAGCGTCCTGAAGCTTGTTGAATGCTTCCTTGGAAAGTTTGAAGCACTCGTTCTCGATGTTCAAGCGCTGTGCGATGAGTTCTCTGTACGTGCTCATATTCCTTCTCTTTCAATATTGGGTTCAGGCTAATTCAAAAAATGGTCAGAGAATTTCTGGCCATTTTAATCAGTCAACGTTAAAATTTCTTTCCATTGCACTTCCAAATTCCATCTTTGAATACATAAACATAACCATTATTTTCAATTTGTTTTGCAACTGATTTGATCGTCTTTCCAATTTTCTTCTCACAATCAGTTTCTCCGAGATCACGCATATACGCAACAGTAACTCCTTTTTCTGGATTATCAAGTGAATGGAATCTTGTTGGCATAACATTCTCTGCAAGAGATGATAAATCTCCAAGTGCCATTAGAAATGCAACTTTCTTGGGATTAATATAATACTCTTTCAGAGTCGCACCAACTCCTTCCAAATAACCGTCAAAGTGACAGTAGATTCCTTCATATGTGCCATCTTCTGTTTGACGAATGATTGCTGATCTTGTACTCATTGCTTCTCCTCTTTTAAAGTATTTAAATCTCCAAGAATTGTTTTTAGTTCCCAAATATTGATTTCCAAAAACTTTGCAACAACATTAGAAATAGCACTATTTGCTGAAACCAATTCTTTATGCAATTTCAATTTTCCATCAATAGTATGGTTTAAATTTTCAATTACTGCGTCAAGTGTCATAATTTCCTTTATTCTGCTAATTTTTTAATCAAGTATTCGTGCTCCAATCTCTTCAAAATTCTATTCGCTCTGGAAATATTTTTTTCTGATATATACATTGACTCTGGTTCTGTGCAATATTTTTGTATATATCCAACTCCAAAAATGGAATCCAACTGATTAACAGTTTTACAAACCATTGAATTAAATGCATTTGCTACTTCATCTCCGCAAGAGCGATGAGATTCTTTTCGATGTATTGTTATTAAATCACTACGAAGAGTAAGATAATCACTTCTTTGTTTAATAACCCATAGCATTTTATTACTCCTTCAATTCAGATTATCTAAAACTTACACTCTGAGCAACGACGATGCAATTCATTTTACATTACTTTGCAATTCTTGCCATTGCACGACGAAAACGAATCTGGGCAACTGTAAGAAATGTCATAAACAAAAATGTATAAGCTACCAAACAATACTCAATCATTGATTTGCCTTTCTCAATTTCAACTTCTTTAGCCGTTAGATCACAATTATGATCAACAAATTCTTTTAAACGTCAATCATTTTCATGATTAAATCAACTCTTTGATAGTATTCATCTTGAAAATCACGCTGGTTGCTTCCAAATTAATCAACTGACGATTGCTCTTTCTGTTATCAGTAGCCAAAATAGCAGCGATTCCAAAAATATCACGAACGGCATCTTTAAGAAGGTCGCGCACTTCGGCATTTCCCTTAATATCAATAACAGTGAGATCAGTAATGAATTGATCGATGTTAATATGTCCAAGATTATTGATCATAATTAAACCACCAATCCGCGCCGAACAGTATCAGCAGCAAACTTGTAGCGGCCACCAGCAGGACCAACACCGAGCACCGGATACTTGCGGCGAGATGCCTTTAGACCAATCACAGTATATGTAGTGGTGCCAGCGCGAAACTTGCAGCCAAGTCCATTTTTTGGAAGATTAAACATATAAGCCAAATGCAAATACTCGCGGCTTTCAACTGTATTGTATGGATCACTACCATTGCCAAATCCAGCAGACGGATTTACAACAGCAGAATTTGGGAGAGTCTTCGTAATCATTGACAGCTTTGTGAAATGCGCTTCAGTATTGGTAAAGCGACAATTACCGAGCGAGATAATCAGACCATGCTTTGCAGCAACAGTCGCAATGGCTGTATTCAGATCGTTGCGAAGAACAGCCAGATTCGTGCGAGTGAATGAGTTCATTTGCTCTCTTTCTTGTCCAACAAAGATAGAATACCAAACTTTGGATTAAATGTCAAGTTAAATTGAAATTATTCTTGACCAATATGAAATGGATGATCGGCCATGTTCAGAATCTTTTTCAGTTCCTCTAATATCGATCTTTACTAACCCTTTATGAATGAGTTTGTTACGAGCATTAATGCGTCGAGTTCCATATGTAGAATGACGCAAAAATCCATGACCATGCTCGATAATAGAATATCCACGATCTTTTATCTCATTCAGAATTTCAGTCTCAGTTTTCGTCATATAAAGATATTATCAAACTTTGGGTTGATTGTCAATAAGAAAATAAATGCTTTGTTTTGAATATTTTAAGACAGCAATTTAGCCACTAATTTGACATTAATTGTTGGATTTTTTATGAATTTAATTGCACAACCATTTTGTTGAACAGCAGCCAGTTGCACAGCTTCGCTTGGATTGCTGATGAATTGAATTGCATAACCATTTTCTTGAACAGCAGCCATTTGCACAGCTTCGCTTGGATTGCTGATGAATTGAATTGCACAACCATCTTCTTGAACAGCAGCCAGTTGCACAGCTTCGCTTGGATTGCTGATGAATTGAATTGCATAACCATTTTCTTGAACAGCAGCCATTTGCACAGCTTCGCTTGGATTGCTGATGAATTGAATTGCACAACCATCTTCTTGAACAGCAGCCAGTTGCACAGCTTCGCTTGGATTGCTGATGAATTGAATTGCATAACCATTTTGTTGAACAGCAGCCATTTGCATAGCTTCGCTTGGATTGCTGATGAATTGAATTGCATAACCATCTTCTTGAACAGCAGCCAGTTGCACAGCTTCGCTTGGCTTGCTGATGTATTCAATTGCACAACCATCTTCTTGAACAGCAGCCAGTTGCACAGCTTCGCTTGGCTTGCTGATGTGGTAAATTGCACAACCATTTTGTTGAACAGCAGCCAGTTGCACAGCTTCGCTTGGATTGTCGATGTATTCAATTGCACGACCATTTTGTTGAACAGCAGCCAGTTGTGCTTTTTCATTCATATATAAAGAATATCCTAAATAAATTTATTTGTCAATAAGAAAATAAGTTCTTTAGAATGAGTATTTTATAAATATATCAAAACAAAGCACTTAAAATGCTCTATACAGCGATTCTCTTTGCTTTCTAGCACTTGGACATAACCAAAAGGCTTAGAGCGGTTTATAGGGCAATTTATACAATTTTTGCTCTTTAGAATCAACAACTTAAAAATTCAATTTTAAGCTTTCCAACTGCATATCATCTAAAAATTCAGCCAATAAAGCTTGAAATGATTAATTTAGGTTGACATAGACTCAAAAGTTTGCTATCATCTTAATAGTGATGGAAAACAAGACCAAATCGAGAAAGAAACGCTGTGATCGACTTCATGCGATTTATGAAATCGTTATCGCTGGTCAATCATACATTGGAATCACTGCAAAGACGCAAAGCACTATGCTGAAAAGCGTAAAAATTCGTTTTCAAAAGCACTCTGAACGTGCCAGAAACGAAAACAAGTCTTGGCCGTTGTATATTGCATTAAGACAGCATGGAATTGAATGTGCTAAAATTTTCATTCTTGAAACTGTTCGCGATAGGGCTGCTGCTCATGCTCTTGAAGTTGAACTTATCAAAACGTTTGATCCTGAATTGAATCTGGCATCTACTAAGAAATAGCTGGTTTAATGAATACTGAGAATTATGAAAGTTATTGGTGCTTGGACCTAATTGACAGATTACTTAGCGAATTTGCGTCTGAACGTGAACATTCAGACGTTGGTTCCTATATCTTTGGGCGAAATATGTTCATGCTTGCTCAAATTTTATTTGAGAGATACCCAGATATGTCACCAGAAGATATTCGACTAATAATAAAATTGGAGTCATAATGAAAATATCAGACAAAACGAAGAAGACAGTTTTGAAAGAGTTTCTTCCACTAATCTTACCAGGTTCTTTTTCAGATGCCACACTTATTGAAAATATCAAAATTTGCAGAGAACTAATTCTAGCACATCCAGAATGTACTAAAGCATTTCTAACATTGCTTATAAATGAAGCAATGTTAGAAATGCGTTACCCAAAAATGACAATTCAATATATATTGCTTATGATAAAGTTGGCCAGATAATGAAAAATGAATTAATGAAAGAAATCAATGATATTGAAAGAATATATAAAGACATAGTAAAAAAATTATCGTATCCATTTTCACCAGAAGATAAAAAGTTTACTATATTTACCAACTTCCATTTTTATTGTATTAGAGATTCTTTTATTCGCAATAATGAAAGCAAAGTGATGGCAGAACTACAAGTATTGAAAAACGAACTACTTATTAGAAAGTTGGCAAGCTAATGCCATCTATATTTTACAGTTCAGCATGGAAGAATGCTTGGAAAAGAATTTAACAAATACTTAGAAAGATGAGCGAATGAAATCATATAAACAAAAAATATTAAACATTTATCCTGATGCATACATTCGTGCAATATCTTTGCCTATTCGTTTTTACTTCAGACCTGAAAAAAAATATAAGCAGCAAAGAGGATATACATACGATAATATTGGACAGAGTATTATTCTTTGGGTAGTTTCTATTAATAATCAAGAAATTTCTGCCAGCCACAAAAATGAAAAACATGCTTGGAAGCTTGGATGGACAGTTGTACAAAATAGGGTCGCGGAGAAATTATCTCAATGAACCAGATCATTGCATCGCAAGAAAATATGTGGAAGATTAAAAAAGCCAAAGATTATGATCCAATTCGTAACGAAATGATTGATATATTTCTTAATTATATTTCAAGATTTGACATGGATTCTATGGATATAGAAGAAAATGAAAACATTAGAGTGTTCGATGCGCGTATAGATGAAATTGAAAAACTTATACCAGCGGATTCCAATGTAAGTAGCAATAAACTTTATGAAATAAATGAATTATTGAGAGCTAACTATAATCTAGCGTTAATTATCAAACTGGAGAGTTGATGTGTGGAGAATATTAAGTAAAAAAGATACAATCAAAGTAATGAATGAACTAGATTTATGTTCTTCAAAAATCTATGAGTATACTACCATCTTAGTCGGAACTTGTTATTTTGGCGAAAAGCCAAATAGTTATACACAAAATTTAATAAATTTAGGTGATGATTTATATCATACTAAGGAAATTTTAAGAGAGTTATATACAACACATTTTTGGGAACCATTTAATGTTTTGCCAGATCGTAAAGAAATATATGCTATCAATCGAACACTGAAAAAATTATATATTAAATGGATTCAATTTAGATTAACAAAATAAAAGCCACTCAATTTGAGTGGCTTTTATTTTGATATTGTTACATCTTCCATTCCAGCGCATCTAATCTTTGTAATACTACTCAATTGAAATCCTTTAGATTCAAGGCCTTTAAGGATTCCCAAATATTTATTTCTTACCAATGCAACATCATTAATGATCATTTCAAAATCACAAACATCCTGTTCTCCTGATGCATACTTCTCAGATTCCCTACTTGTCAATGCTTTATTGTATGATTCTGAATATTGTTTGAAATATTTTTGTTGAATCTTTCTTAATTCTATGTTGAGATAATTTAGGATAGCTTCAATTTCCTGAAGTTGATAAAATCTAAATTCAGTTTGACCAGGAAGACAAGCCAAATTCTTTTCTAAGTTTCCATATATACTAACTTCTTTTTTAGCTTCCAATAATTCACCTTCATAATATGATATCATATCAGGAATTAGTGAAATATTGGAAACTATTTTGTTATACCACATTACTCATCCTCTTCAGTATCATCAAAATCATCATCATATTCATCTGAATTTTCTTCTGAAATAACATCGTATGCTTTAGATAAATCAGCATCCAAATCTGCAATTTCTGCCAATTCTTCTTTGTCCAACACAGACTCTAAATATGTCAATAATTGTTCAGCGGCTGGAATATGATCTCTGCGTGGGATGTATTCCACTAAAAGCAACCAGCATTCAGCGATAAGTTCAGGAGTTTCTTTGGTCATTTTTTCTTTCCTTTTGCACATTATTTAATAGGGTGAAGTTTCCTTCACCCGTTATTTATTCAAAGTAGAATTATTCTTCTTCTGTTTCTTCTGAAATATCTTCCACAGTACTAGTCATATTTACTTTTTCTGGATCAAATTCTTTCATTATCAAATCAAGAATTTGATCTTTATTTGTTAGATAATCTTTCTTCCAATGTGAATGCTCTACTCCAGTTAAGTCAGTATAAACATATCTATTGCCAGCTTTAGTAAGTAAATGCTGTTTTTCAAAAAATAAATCGAACAATCCTGAATATGGGTCCATTCCTGAAGCATACGGGATGTGAATTTCCACTGATTCAAACGGTTTATTATAACGGGATTTTACCACTTTACATTTTGATCTAATTCCAGCAACTTCTTTAGTTTTGTTTCCTTCTTCATCTTGTTTTAACTTAAAAACATCCATTGATACAATAATACTGCTGGCAAAGAGAAAACCACTATTATGACTTATTACTCCATTTTCTAATATATAATGATGAGCATCTTTTACTTGAATATCGTAAACTGGCTTAATTCCAATACATTGCTTTGATTTAATTTTTATTGATTTCATTTTTAATTTCCTCTTTAATTTTAGTTATCATTAATTTCGCTTCACTTTCCCAAACAATGAATACTTTAAAATTTCTAAGACGTTTTATTGCTTCTATTCTCTCATTATCTTCATTCCATATATTTTTTGCTCTTATTTATGATAATATTAGTGGAGGATCAGGATTAAAGGGATAAGATTTCATCTTCTTCATTTAAATCTGCTACTTTTTTCCAAATATAACCATCATCAGATTCTACTAAAAATTTATGTTCCGAAGTAGCTTTAATAATTTGCCCATCCTCTAGTTGTAATTCAAACACTTCTTTATCAAGATAATTATAAGTTTCTGTAACTTCTTTATCGCCATCCAAAGTTTTAACAATATCACCAACTTTAATATCTCCAATTAATTTTAACTCATCGTTAACTAACTGTATTTTATGATCATTTGTTAAACACCCGCCTGAAATTATATCATCTGAATATTGATCTTGAGAAGAATAGATATGATTTGTTGCCACCATTCCTATATCGAGATCACCAAACATATTAACGCAATTAATAATCATTGCTTTTAGCTGTTTGGCTTTAATTCCCATATCTCCTTTCATAGATCCTGCTTCCATTTGATTTACCATAGTAGGAGTTAAAAGCATACCCAAAGAATCAACCACAAATAATACTTTTTGTCGTTCATCAACTGGAATCAATTTATATTGCTTAACAAAATCACTGATCATTTTAGCAACATCATTAATCATTGCCATATTTAATTTCAGTAACTTATCTTCGCTTGTATCAACTCCCAATGCTTTCAACCAATCTTCATCAAGAGCATTTTCACTATCAATTAAAATTACATAAATTCCCTGTTCTTGTGCATCTTTTATAATATTTCCAGATACAATTAATGATTTTCCTGCTCCTGGAGCGCCTGCAAATACTGTAATTTTTCCCAACGGGATGCCTGTATCAAATCTTCCACTAATTAAATAATTAAGACAATAGTTTCCAGTTGAAATCCAAATCTTTGGATCACGAAAACCAATGCTCATGCCTTCTATTGATTTGGTTATGCTTTTCCTAAAACGACTTACATCAAAAGGCTTTGCCATGATGAACTCCTATAAAAATTGTAATTTATTATAAAACAGAACGAAAGCCAATGATTTTATACACTGGCTTTCGTATTATTCTCCAATTTACTTGGGTGTTTCTGATTTTTTGCGTCTAATTGCAGCCAAAATATCAGCAGCATTATTTTTTCCAGTGGTTGCTGGAACTGCTGGAGGAGCATCTTCTACTGGAGTTGATTTCTCACTAACAACTGAGTTAGCTTCAACTGGTTCACTAGTTTCCGCAGAAGTTGAAGTTTCATTGACTTTGAAATTAACAGGACGATAAAATTTGCCCCACTTTTCTTCATCATAAGCCTCGCCATTAACTGAAGCTTCAAACATTTCTTTGATAACTTCCAAGTCCTCTGCTGTTGGCTTCTTACCCAAATAATCAGATAAGTTGTTTAGTTTATAAGTTTCAATTGCAGCCAATTCTACAGGAGTCAATGCTGATTCTCTGCGAGAATATGAACTTGTTCCATAATCTGCATATTGACCTTTTGCTGTCTTTAGGATTTTAAAATCAGTCCCAGTTGAATAATCAGATGGAATATTTTCCATATCTTTATCCATCAGACCAGCTTTAATAATATTGAACAACTGTTTATTGAACGAAAATTTGCGAATTGGATTTTCAGGTGCTTTATCATCTGCTACTGGATTTACACGAACAAATCCGTGCATAATGAATGTTGGTTTCTTCCAATACTTGTTTGCCAATTCAGTTGAAGCAGGGTCTTTTTCTTTATACCATGCACGAACTTCACTTAAAATTGGGCAACCTTGTGGATATTCAGTGCGCCCGAACATTTCAACACAAGGAACATTTACATAAATTGGCTTTGATTCGCCATTTTTAATTCCATTAAATGGAAGTTTAATCTGAAGTTTTTCAACCCAAAAGAAAGTGTTAGTTGGATCGCCATCTGGGACAAAACGAACTTCTGCTGTTGAACCATTTGGAGCATTCCAAAAAGCATAGTTTGAATTATCAAATTGTTGATTGTTATTTTTTTCTGCTTCTGCAAGACGTTTGCGAATATCTGCTAATGTGTTTCCCATGTCATTTCTCCATATACCATAATTTAATTTATATTTTGTATCAACCATGTTTGTTACTATTTATATAGTAACATTGTATTTATCCTCATGTCAAGTTTTTTCTACAGTAATTATGAAATTATTTTGGATATTCAGTAATATTTAATAGATACTATTTGTACTTTGTCCGACCTTCTTTTAATTTTATTTTATCTTCCGCTTAATCGAATAATATCATTTAATTCACTTTCTTCTAATTTCTCTTTGCTTGAAATAAGTGAAAGTGGACTTTCTTTACCGATTGTATTTTTCAATTTTTTAATTTCTTTGGGTGAGTGAAAATCGTCCATTGGTTTTAAATTTGGATATGATAAAGGAGAGCCAGAACCAGCAGACGATGGCATATCAGCTTCTGTCAATTTAGACATGGCTCTCAATGCTTTTTCTATTCTTATTTTTTCATTATTAGTTATTTTTTCTGCTGCCCGGCCATGTCTCAAATCTTCCAGACGAGCATATAATGTTGGGACTCTTTCTTTTATAATTGCTTCTAATTTTGGATCAACCAAACTGCTATTTACCCATTGAGTCAATTTATCTTGCCATGTTTCTGATTCATCCAATGAATTATTATGTTCCCAATATCTATCAGATTCTTCTTGATTTCTACTGTATTTGTAACAATCTTGACACAATCCTGAATCATCAAAACCATTACCTTCTATAGTGTTTGGGCAAGTGCCACATATTTTCTGCTCTTCATCTGTCAAAATTTCTTCACCTGGTTCTGGTTCGCCAGTTGAAACTGAATTTGCCCATTGTTCAAACTCACCAGTCTCTGTTGGAGTTTTTCTATTTCTATATGCTCTCATAACATGAGGAAGTGCCATTTTATTTTCGTCATCTAGAGATTCATTATTAAACAAATCAGGCATATCTTCATCTTCTTCTAATTTTCCCATATTTCCAGTCAAAGATGGTTTATTTTTATCATAACCACCTTGAGAACTTAAACTAGATAATTGGCGTTTAATATCATGAATTCTTTCTATAGATGAATTAATTGCATTAATGGCTTCTGGATTTTCATAAGTATTTGATTTCATTTTTCTAACGAATTTGCTTAGAGAAACCATTTCTTCAACTAAACTACAAATATCAGAACCAACTGCATCATATGGGGTCCCACCAGCATATATATGACGAGCCATTGCTCTTGCAGCCATTAAACTCTTGAATGGAAGTAAAAACTTTTCTCCTTGATTATTAGCAAGATATATCTTTTGAATTTTTCTACTTCTTGAATTTTTAATTTTAGGATCAACATTTGCAGTATGTTTAATAATTATTTGCATATTTTCCAATGGCTGGCGGCTAGTTCTCACTGTGCCATCAATCGGTCCAAAAGAACTTTCAAACATTGGGTCAACATCTCTTCTAGTAATAGTTGATTTATTAATATTTCTTATATCAAAACCAAGCATATGTATTTTGGCAAATTGTCTAATGCTTTTAAGAAAATCCAACCACTCTTTTTGATATTCAGCATCAACATTTGCTAATTCATCTCCAAAATAAATTTTTAAAGAATTTGAGGACTCGCTATCATCAACCAGACTACAAACTACACAACCAAGGTCTTCTCCTTTTTTATTCTTAAAATCAAAAGAAAAAACTCGCATATCTTCTGGAGTTGTAGTAGAATTGCCATTTTCATCGACTGCTTCTCCCAATTCAAAGCGGGATTTTAAAAATTCAAATACATATGAACTGGTATTTTCTTTTAGCATATTATAATTCCTCTATTGTATTTATTCTTTTTACCAATAGTGCTCAACAAAAAATGGCAATGGAATATCTTCATCCGATTCTTCTTTTTCTTCATCTAAATTAGGAATATAGGTTTGAATTAAAGTTAGCATTCTTATATTAGTTAACATTGATGTAACCAAATCATCAGTTTCGCCAGTTTTTGCTTTGTATGTATTTTCAACAGCGATAAACGTTTTTAATTCACTTATTAATTTTTTACTATATATTTTTAATTTATCACTTTCAATTAATTTCTTTAATTTTGCGCAAGCAGTTAATTTACTAGAGTTAGTTGTGCAAAATCCTTTTCTAAATTTTCTTGATTGACCAAGTTTTACTGGCTCTGATAAAAATATTCCTGGAATATTTTCTTCCCCAATATTTCTAATAGTTACAAGAACTGCTTCTCCTAAATTATTATTTTCTACACTCCAAAAAACTTTATCGTTTGGCGTAACATTGACCAATTGAGTAGTTATTTCTTTTAATAAATCTACTTGCTTTTCAATAACTGTTTTATTATGTGTCCATTCAGCAATTTGTTTCAATGTTTCACATTCTATAACTTGAATGGCTGCTGGGTCTCCCCCAGTTCCAAAACTAGGATCAAGAGCTACTAAATAAGTATTATCTTTTATAGGTCTTCCATACCATCTTATTTGGCCTTGTTTTTCTATTGGTTCTATCCCTTGTAGTTGATTTAATTTGAAAGGATTAATCAATGTTTCTTCATCAATAATAAATTCACAAAGATGCTCTCTCAAAAATTTTTCAGGGCCTAAGTCAGCTCTTGCTTCTGCTTCCCACTTTTCATCTCTTTCTGGGTGTTCATACCATAACGCTTTAAATGCTTTAAATCCATTAATTCCAACTTCTCCAGCAATAGTATCTCCATTTGCATCAACAGTTTTATTAGCTTCATTCCATATATTAGCAAATTTGTCCTCATTACTTTGCGGCGTCGAAGAAATAATAATTTTACCACCAGTTGACAATGTTGGAGAAATTGATGTATAAAATGCTTCTTGAATAGACGGAGCTACATAAGAAAATTCATCAACAAAGAATAATCCAACTGAGAATCCTCTACCAGTAGTGGGTGTAGTAGTTTGAGATATTATTCTTGAACCATTATCGAATGTTATTGACTGTTTATTATATTCTACTACTCCTGCTCGTAAAAAATCTGGTATTGATTCATAAGCATATTTAATTCTAACCATAACTTCAGTAGCAAATGAAAATTTGTGGGCTGCTATCATAACCGTTAAATCTGAAGTGAAAGATGCACACCATAATAAATATCCAGCAGCAGTAATAGTTTTTCCTAATTGTCTGCCGCATAATAAAACACTTTTTCTATTATTATGCATAACATTAAGCATATTTTCTTGATAATCATATGGATGATATTGTAACTTTCCTTTTGTTGGATGTTGCGTCCAAAAATAATTATTTAAAAAATAAGCAGGACCAGTTATTGGGTCAGCACATTTTGCGAACTCCTTCAACTGATCCGTTGTAAAAGCCATTGGTCTGTGTGGTTTTTTAATTAATGAGTAATCCGCTTGATTTTTCATTATATTAATATTTTGCTTGTGAATTCAATAATTCTTTTCCATTACATTTATAACAACCTTTTCCAAATAAATGAGCGCGAGCTACTTGCCAAAATGAACCATGCATTGGGCAAATAATTTCTATCTTTGTTCTAGAATCAATATATACTGATTTTGAATAGTCAAAAATATTAGAATGCTTTATTTTAGCTTTTTTTATAAATTGTTCAGTTGTAAGTTTTGACGGCATATATCTATTTATCGTTAACTTTCTTCATTCCTGATAGTTTATATGCCAAATCTCTTGCTTCTGTACACCATGGAAAATTAGAAAGATTACGAACAACAGTATTATTTTGTTTTATTGCTGCTATCTGTACTTCTTTAGACGCATCGCGTAACCATTGCATTGCAAAAGCATCGTGTTTTACTGCTGCCATCTGAACTTGTAATGGTATACTTCCAAATATTTCTTTTATAAATCTAAGATTTGATACATCTTTAACAGCAGCTAGTAATACTTTTAATGACATTTTATTTTTGGGTAATTTATTAACTATACTTCCAAATATTGAAGGATAGTCAGATACAGCCATTACTAGTAATTCTTCAGTTGGTCTTTCTATATAATAAATTATAGTACCATCGTTTTCTATTGCCATTTTTTGAAGTTGATAACTTGGATCTTTTATATATTTTAAAGCATATGGATTCTCAGAAACCGCAGCCAGTTTTAATTCTTCGCTTGGATTTTCTATGTATTGTATAGAGCATCCAAAACTATTAACAGCAGCCAGTTGCATTGCATACGTCGGATTATTTACAAATTTAATAGCATTTCCTGATTTTTTTAATGCTGTAAAAATCATTGTTTTGGTTGGATTTTTTATGTATTGTAATAAAGTTCCATCAACTTTTAATCTTTCTTTTATAAACAATTCAGCAATTTTATTTTCAAACAATGCATACATTATAATTTCAAATAATCCATGTTCTGCTTTTACTGCAACAAATGTTCCATGAATATAAACTTCTACTTTATTTTTTATCGCCTGTTTTAAATCATCATTTCTAAAATGATAATCTTTTATAAAATCTTTTGCTTTAGAAAATTCCAAATCGTGTTTAAAATCTCCGTGCTCATGTTCATCAGTCAACCCATATTTAGTAGTTAAATCTTCTACTCCTTCCGCCCAAGTATATGAAAATCCATCAATTGGAAATATAGCATACTTATCTCCATAAGAATCTGCTGTACTTTCTTGTCCAGTTGTAAAAATACTGTTACTTCTTAATGCTTCAAATCCAGCTTCTTTTAATTTTCTATCTAACTGATCTTGATATTTTTTGATAGTATCTTTTGGTATTCTTTTATCATAGGATTTTTTTAAAAAAAATTCTGGACTTCTTAAAAAGTTAAATTCTTTTGTACCACGATAAAGTAATTTGTTTGTTTGTTTGTATGTAGATAAAATATCCGTACAATTGTTTTGAATAAATCCAATTACATCATTGACTCTCTTAGGAGAAATTTTGCGAAAACCTCCTGGCTTTATTTTTCCAATTTTAAGAACTTCATCTATTTTCATATTAGTATTTATGCTTATTTAGATGTTTTGATTTTATGTGCTGACTTAAATTTCCTTTATTTATTTTTCCCGCTATTGTGATTATTAGGTGAAACACGATGAATATCATCATTTTCTATGCTTTTGGAATTTCCCAACCTTTTACCTGGATAACCACACAACTTTGCAGCGGCTGCTATCATAGAATCTTCCTCTGGAGTATAAGCACTTGAAAATGGATAATCAGCAGTTGGTCCATAAGGATCAATTTTTGGTTTGTCTGGAAAACTGCTGACCATTACCATCGATCTATAATGAAAATAAGCATCTCCACCATCATAGTATCGAGTATTAGGCATAGCAGAAGTTGTGTTTGAATCCATGCTGCCAGCAGCATCAGACTCAAACATAGGCGCTCGTCTCGATCTCAATTCACTAATTATTATTTCCATTATACATTCCCAGTAGAATTCTCCAAACTATTAGTAGGAACTAATTCATAATTATTTTCCTTCATAAATTGACTGATAAGTGTAGTAAAATCAAACTCATTATTTGTTTCAGCATCTAAATAATCTACTAATTTACTAACTG